GTTTCTACTTTTGAAGCGGTGTAGGGTACTTCGGATTTTGAGAGATAATCTTCTTTGATTTTATCAATCAATTCCTGTGTTCGTTTGTCATTCAGCCATTTTTCGTTATCAGACATAAGATTATCCCCCTATCCTAGAAAAATATGGGATTACCGTTTGACCGATAACCCCACCGATATATACTGTTTTATGTGTGTATATATGAAAAACACAATAATTATTCAACCGTTACTGCAATCGTGGCTGTGGTCTTTCTGTTACTTGCAGAAGAAGCACTTGTAACCGTGACATCAACCGTTCCTGTCGCAACACCTGTGATTGTAATTGTATCATCTGTGATACTTGCTGTTGCTATGTCCGTATCAGCGGATTGTACCGTTACAGCTCCTGTCGCTTTCGTTACCGTGATTGTTTCGTCTGCCCCTACTGCTACCGTTGCTGTGTTAGCAGACAAGGTGAGGATTCCTGCATCTTTCCACATTTCAGCAAGTTCTTCACTTGTAATACTCTGAATTGCTCCCGAACCACCAAATAAATTGTATTTATATGTCGGCTCTGTTTCCGGTGCTACCGGAGGAACCACAATAATCGCTACATCTGTTCCGGCATCACAAGGGATTCCTGCACCGTCAATAAAGTCCTCTGTAGTTGTAAATCCGTCTGAAATGTTATATACATATCCTGCATTTTCAACAACAAGTGCCGGAAGATTAGCAAATGTGATTGTACCGCCCGGCTTATATGGTCTGTCTGTCTTATCCACCTTTTTATCAAGCCTTGCTTTTACTTCGTCAATCAGCTCCTGTGCCTGCGGTTTCTCTAAATATTCCTTATCTGTCTCTGCCATGATAAATGTCCTCCCTTAAAATAAATTGTTTGCTAGTCCTCCCACATTTCAGCAAGTTCCTCACTTGTGATACTTTTTATCGTTGTGGAAATGACCGTTTCTCCTGTTTCTGCATCTTTTTCAATTTTTATATTGTTCCCGGCTTTTAACTTAAAGCGTGGAGACCAATTATATCCATTCCAAAAATAAAAGCATTCTTCTTCGTATGCGTAAAACATCTTTTTATCTGCCGGGGTGAATCTCGACGGAAGAAGTTCTTTGCTTTGGACAATATCGTAATTTCCGTCTGTGCTATTGATTTCTTCGTAGAAATTATCATTAAAGGTTGTCGCACTATTCTCCACGATACATCTATAAAAAGATGATTCATAGATTACCAAATCACCGTACTTGTAGGTATTGCCACTTTCCCACACATAGATAGGCGTGCCATCGTAGATGTAGATGGTGGTTTCTCTTGTCGTTCCGTCGTTTGCCGTCCATTCAAAGACAACTTTGTTTCTGCCGTCTTTGTGTTCGGTGGATTTTATAGTACAAGGCTTTCCCCGTAACGCCCCTACTTCCTTTAACGCTTCGTCTGTATAGGTGGTAGCGGCGGCATATGCTTTCTTTCCTGTTATCGCCATATTAAATCACCTCTCCATTTCCCTCCCAAGTCTTAGTAGAAGCGTAATAGACATAGAGGTAGAAATTGCCGTTATCACTTAAAAAAGCACTGCTTCCAGTGCCTAAATCGTCATATTTGGGAAGTTTATCTCTGTCGGCATATTGTCCGTCATAATCCCGGATATTGCCGTTGGATTCCGTGCAGGTTAGGCTACCTAACTCCGGGATAGTGTCTCCCTTTTTGTAGATATGTCCATCGAACACGGTAGTTTCAGTTGCTATCATGTCTAAACCTCCCCTCTAAAATAAAAAGCACCCTACTTTCTGATACTCATTGTGTCAGCGTTCGTTTCGGGTACTTGTGTGCTTTCGGTATTTATAAGTTTATTTTGCTCAAATTCGCTTAATAATTGCTTTGCCTGTTGTTCTTCTTCCTCTGCTTTCTTTTGGTCTACGGTTTTCCATAGCACATCTAGGAACGGCTTTGAAAGAAGATATGTTTTCTCTGCGTCACTCCAAAGTTGCACGGTGCGAATCGCCACAGCAGGGCTTATACCGCACTGTAGCAGATATTGTAAAGATTGACATTTCACAACCATGTTATCTGTAGGAGCATGGTTAATCTGCACATCAAAATCCCTTTGCGTGATATTTAAGTCCATTTTTGCTACATGAAGTGCCTTTAGAATCACTTTTGCAAGTCTCTTTTCGCTTGTCTTAACCAATGGGTCTTTCATTTGTGTTGTGAGTTTTGCCTGTGACCAGCCCTCACGCATCTGCACGGCGCCTAGAGTATCACCTCCAGAGGACGAACTGTTCCTTGAGGGCAATCCAAGTATCTCTAAAGCATTATCCCAAAGGTCATCTTTCGCTACCTGTGTTTCGGATTGGTTAAGCTCTGCCGTAAGCATATCAACACTCGCTTTATTATCCGAACCATTGTTTGACTTGATAACAATGGCACCTTGTTTTTTCATATTTCTCCAAGATGTCTCGTCCAGCTCGGCATTGCAGAACACGATAAAAGATTGAACAAACTGCTCTACACCGTCCATGCGGTTTGACTGCATATTTGAAATTGCATCTAAAAGGTCAATTACAATCTCTATATCAGATACACGCTCCCAATTATTAGGGTACTCCACCACAGGAATACTGCCAAAAGCGTGTACTCTTTCATCTATGCAGACACCACCCTTGATTTTATATTGCATGTTATTTGAAAAGCACAAATAAAAAAGCTCCCCGTTTTCGTCTCTCAACTCTTGCACGGAAAGCATTGGTTCTTCTGTAAGTCTTGAATATATAATAAATGTGGTTAATGGAGTAGGCGCGATAATCTGAAACGGTATTTCATCATCTAGTGCAAATCTTACCGCCTTGAATGATGTTCCTGTTGCAGACTGCCACTCCCCGGCTTTTATATCCTTGCTCTGCTTGTCAACATCAATCATATAATTATTTAAGGTATCTACCGCCTTATTGATTTCTTCATCATCTTTTCTACTTATGTACTGCACAGGCTCACCAAAGGTCTGTGAAGTCTTAAACTGTACGATTGAATAGGCGTGATTCTCTACAATCCGGTTGACAATATCATCACGCATGGCATTATCTTTTGTTCGATAGTGCATGAGCTGGTCTCCTTTGTAGTAGTTCCAAAGGTATTCAATCGCTGTTTTGTTTTTATTAAAAATCCCGATATTGTCAGCAAGGATTTTCGTCACATTATCCCTTGTCACCACCTCTGCATCAGTATAGGCTACTTTCCGTCCATATTTTCCATTTACCAATTCATGAAAAGGTATATGATTATAATTTCCCATACCGACACCTCGCTAAAATCTCACTCCACTGCTTGTATTTCTTGCCTGTTTGTTCCCTATGTATGTTTCACCACTCACGCAATCATACATAACTTCTTTATCGCATTTTTTGCAAGTGAAGTATTTATTCATCGTTGACCGTACATGATGCGTTCCTACTTTTCTTCTGCACCACGGACAGTATATCGTCTTATAGTCTTTTTCATCAAATTCAAAATCCATAGCAATCCCCCTTAAAATTGCAATAAAAAAGGCACTCTACGAAGTAAAGTGCCTAAAAATGAATGGAGGGTAAAAATGAGAAAAACAAAAAACTATATAAAAAATCCATTATAGCAATTTTAACATATTTATATTAAAATTTCAAGTAGTATTTAGAAAAACTTTTGTTTTATTTTGTACCACAAAAATTATTTTGTACCACAAGTTGTTTTTTCGTAAATTTCGCTTATGTTCTGCAAAGCTCTCTTGTGCAGCAGCCATGCTCCCGGAAAAGTCATTCCTCTGTACTGTGCGTACTGCGTAATTGTAAAATCCTTGAAGTAGACAAGCTGTAAGATGTCACGCTCTTTCGGTTTCCTAAGTTTTGAAAGATACTTTCCTGCCTGTTTTTTCTCTTTTTCGTACTCCGCAAGCAGACTTTCGATATATCGCTCTTTCTCTAGGATTTTAACCGCCATGCTCGCTATCTTGTCGTATTTCATTGATGTCTGCACACGCTCATTGCCGCCTATATAGGTTGCTGTGCTTGTGGCTTTTTGCTTTAATTCGTACTGTTTTATCCACTCGCTCTTAATCTGCCGTAGGAGCGATTGGACTTTTGTTAATTCTTCCTGTGCCTGTGTCATATCAGTAACCTCCGTATATGCTTCTGAATGGGTTTGTGGTTGCTTCTGCGGTGGCTATGCCGTTTCCCTCTCTGAATATTTCAAGTTGCGTCAGACTGTCGGGTGCGTCATCGTGCTCATTTTTACCAATGGTTACATAATGCGTTAGCCAGTCCATAGCCTCCTCATATTCATCACTTCTGTAATACCGTTTGATTCCCAAACTTGCGTCACTATCCATTTCCTCTTGTGTTGGCTTTCTCTTTTTTAGAAAGACATAGTTCCGCTTTATATCACCAGAATACGCAATGATTTTTTGCTCTTTTTCCATTTTGTTTGATGCTCTTTTATGCGTACAACTGCACTTGTAGTTTTGTTTTCTTAAAAGTTCATCTATGAAGTCACAGTACAAATCACCGCCTTGATTTGCTTCAAACCTTGTCTGTCTGATTCCGTTTCCCATGATTCTTCCTGCCACAAGTGGAGCAGTTACTTCTTTCACGCCTTTGTTGTAGACCCAATCAAAGATATATACATCTCCGTTTCCATACTCTGCACCGACCGGCATAGAAAGATAGTCTCCGCCACCTAAAGCCACATCGACAACCGCTATTATCCTATGGTCGCCCTCCGGCAAAATGCCGTTAAAATACCTAAGTTCGCCCGGTTTAAATAAAATACCTTCACGCACATAAGGCTCTTGCATGAATTTAGCCGCCCATTCCGCAGGGTCTAGCCTTGCCTTCATATCTAGGTAATATTTAGTAGAAAAACCATGAATTTTATATGCAAAATTAGATTCTCCGTTCTCATTAAGTGCCGGAATTTTTCGAAATACATAATACGGATTATCTTTTTCTTTATTCCGTATCTGCTCCAACGGGTCTAAAACATTCCAAAGAGTACCTACCATAAGTTCCCTTGCACCGTCATTTTTACGGTCAACCATTTTGTTTAGGTACTCTTGAAAAGTATTATTCATTCGTTGCGGAGAAAGAGAATGCTCCCTGTCTCTTACCAAGTCGTCTACATACAAATATCCATCTTCCGATACATCAATAGCACCCGTCCAAGTCCCGTCAATACCACGACAAGTAATCGTGGCAAATCTGTCAGGATCGCCGAGTGTTATCGTAAATTCGTCAGCACTTTTGTCTGTAGGAAATGGTTTATTGGCATATTCCGGGTGCAAGTAGTCGAAAAGTTCCTTAAAAGTGTATTCCGGCGTGGTGATAAGATTTAGCAATTCCTTGTAAAATCCCTTTGCCAAAATACCGGAATGACCACCCATAGCAGAATGACTGTTTGGACGCTTATATGCTATCCACGCAAGAAAGAAGATGCAAACAGTGCTATTATGTGTCGGTTTTAAAGTTCTTCCTGCAAGATATTCCCCGCCGACAACGGAGATGCAGTTCCCCTGTGTCTTTTTCTCTGATTCAAAAACATCAACAATTCCTATCTTTCTTTGCTTGCTAAATTCTTTTAATTGTTTTCTTTCCAAAACACAAGGGATTTCTATTGTCGGATTGAAGTCAACTCTGTATACATCTTTTCTGCCTACAACACCGGAAGAACTCGTTTTTGCCGGATAAGTAACAACGCTCGTTCTCCACCCAAATGTAGAAACAAGCGTAACAAAATCATCTTTTAAGCGTGGCTCTGTAGTAGAAAAACTGTATCTTCTTTCTTTGCTTTTTAACATTCCGTCTGTGTCAATAAGTCCTGCAAGCAATTCAAGTCTTTGCTTAATACTTGCAGTAAAGTAAATATCCGGTATATGCTTTGTGGTCGTTTTTCTGCTATGGCACATACCGATTTTTTGTAATTGCTCTCTAAGTCCATCAAAAGTAAGCCTATAAGTTCCATAGTCTCTATGGATATAGGTATTTCTGATTGGATAGCCGTTCTTTTCTATTTTTTTTGATATTTCTAAGTCTTCTTTATCACTTGTAATACAAGGCACTTTGTTTGTTCCGTCACCAAGCCAAGCACCTAAAGTGTATGGGTCTACTGGAAGTTTTTTTGTTTCTCCTATAACTGCGTCTTTATGATTTATCTGAAAACGGCATCTTTTATAATTTTTGCCGTTTACTGTATAGTTATATAAACATTTTCCTATAAGTTCTTTTGTTTCAATAACTCTAGTCTTTTGTCTGCTCCTGTCGTATACAATCCACTCATGGTTTTCGTGACATTCAATTTCTTCTCCGTCAGAGAATCTCACAATATGCGTAGAATTGCATTTTGGAAAAACATGATAAACCTTGACAAATTCTCCCTTAGAATTTAAGACTTCATCTCCGACAACTAAATCCCCGTGGTTTTTCCACCCGTTTCTTGTCAAAATCGGTGTATCGTCTGCCAATTCTTTCCCAACTCGGCTTGGCATCGACAAACCATAGAACACACTATTGTCTGATTTATCCTCCAATCTCTGTAAATCCTCTACAACTACATGGAGCGTTTCTTTTCTCGGCTTATAGAATTTCTTTTCTGGCTGTCTGTTTTTCTCCATGTAGTAAATAAAACTTTCAAAGGAATAGGGAGTTTCAAACCTTACAGTTTCCCAATACAGATTTCCGTATATTTCATCTGTAGTCTGTATGTGAAGTGCCTGTGCCGCCTCTTTCACATAGTTAGTCCACTTAAAGCAATATTCTTTTTCTTCGGGATTTTCTTTTAATAGACCGCTACACATTTCTAAAATGCCGTGCAGTTTGTCATAATCTGCACCATAGGTCTGTATAGCGTTTTTTAAGATTCCTATAGAATGTTTGTATTTGTTCAATAAAAAACACCTCCGCATAAGCAGAGGTGTATTCTCTGCCTATAACTGTTTTAGGGTAGCGACTATCTCCGTTGATAGCCGGTATGTATTCTATTTATCAAAAAGCG